AATATCCATTTGACACGATGTCCATTATGTTAAGTCAATTGTGGATAACTGGCCTGTTTCTGCTTGTTTTGCAGGCACTTCGCAGTTATGCACAGGCCAATGTGATCAATCATTGCGATTTTCTGTGGATAAGTCATCGACAACCTCGACATGGCGCAGTGCCGCCATGCGTAAGTCTTGGATATTGATGTTGACTGATGCGGCCTTTTGTAAGCCATAAGTCTTCTGATCCCACCTTTCGGCCAGCCATTGCCTGGTTCGGATGCGCTGGACATCGCGCTGCGGGTTGCTGTCCGCCATGCTGTCAGCAATGTCCAGAGTCTCCACCGCGAGTTTATCGGCGGCTTTCGCGCGCGCACGCGCAATTATAGTGGGATCGGTATCTTCGATCCATTGCTCAAGCGCCCTGCGCCCGATGCCCATTTCGTAGCAAATCTGGGTCTGCGACTTGCCTGCCTCAAACATCGAGACTATCATGTCGTCTGGCAGATCTTCAAGCAGCGCCATGTCTTCTCTGAATTTTGGTCTTCCTGCCATGCTTAAACCTGCCCTAGAGCTGTTTTAACGCGCTGGATGACATCCAGTACCTTTTGCTTGATCAACTCCGCTAATCGCTTAATTTGCTGCATTTCTTAGTCTCCCTGCGAGTTTGGTATCGAATTTCTTTTCTACTGCCTCACCTTGAAAGGCGTGCAGATCACTTTCTAAATCATCAAAGCCTGATTGTCCACCGAATTTATCGTTTGCTTTGAAGTTAACCACCTTGGCCGTTGGATCAAACGCCTTGACCTTGATGATCTGTTGCACAAGCGGATCATTGAAGATCACTTCAAGCTCTTCCATTGACCAGATGCACTTGTTGTCCAGTTCCTGTCTTTCGCGCTGCATAGCCACAGCTTCGTTGACTGTACGCACAATGACCATGACCTGATCGGTTTGCATCTTCCACTCAATCCTTGGAATGCTGTCGCTGGCTGGACTGATCCCCTGATCGGTTGCCCACTGATCGAGCACTGAGTACGCCCTGATCATTCCCGCCAGACTTGAATCGAATTTGTCTTTGTCCTTTGACCATGCTGCTTGATGCACTCTGCCGGTCTGAATCCAGAATTTCTCTCTAAGTTGACTGTCTACTAAAGTAATCAGTCGATCTTCTCCCCATTTTCTATCGCTGACTGCTTTGGCAGCCTCCAATTCCACAAGTTTGGATTGAACGTAAATCGTCCACGCATCTGCTTGTGGACTTGGCTGCTTTGTCTCTGGATGCTTGTTTGCTGTTCTCTTCGTTGCCATTTCGGTTTCCTTGTTTTATGTTTCCGATACAAGGTTACAAGGTTACACCTCTTCGAGTCTTATAGACTCTCGAAGTGTAACTGTAACCTCTGTGTAACCAACTGTAACCAACTGTAACCAACTGTAACCACTATATTAATTACATTATCCATAATTGTTATTGCTTTCCAGTAAGATTATGAATTGTTTTAAGTCTTTAGGTAAAACTGTAACCAATATCTAAGGTTACACCGTTACACTTGACCTTTAAAACTCTGATTCATCTGTTTTTGCAAACTGTAACCAGACATATTCCTTGGTCATTCCACCTTGGCCATGTTCAGCTAATCGTTCTTTCATGCGTGACCATGCTGTCTTAAATGCGTTGGCTTCATTGTCAGTGATGCCTAAAACTGTCTCCATTTCCTGCCGCCACGCCTCCAATTCAACAACCATGCGCTGTGAACCTTTGATTACCTTAAGAGATCCATTCTTCTTAATCAGTGTTTGAAGTGTTTGGATAGCCAAATACTGTTTTGCGCCGCCAGGGAAAGACTTTTGCCCCTTTGACTTACTGTCAGTTTTTGCGGTATCAAGCGCGGCTATCTCGCTGGCCTGCACCGCTAGGCTGGTCACTGGATCGCCAATTTGCAGTGATCCGGCTGGCGCTGCCAGTTCGACTGTGACCATCTCAAAGCCGTAGCGCGTGCCATCTTCGCCGTCCTTCTGCTTGGCAATGCGGATAACTCCTTTCATGGTGTCCTCAAACCTGATCAGTTCCAGTTCACTATCCACCGCCCCTAAGAGCGCAGACGAACCACGCATCCCGCGACTGTTGTCCTTCCCGCTGTGATGCAGGATCATCAGTCCTGCGTCTTGCACGATCTTCTGTATATGCCCACAGGTGACGACAAACTGCATCATGTCGCTGGCCGAGTTCTCATCCCCACCGCCAAAGGCTCGCGCCAGCGTGTCTATGACGATCAACTTAAAGTCGATGCCGGTTTCCATGACCAGCGTCTCTACGGCCAGCACCAGCGCGTTGAAGTCTTCTATGCTTGATCTGAGGTTGAGTTGATGGCGTATGACGTAGATCGGTGCGCCGTCCTCTGTCTGGTGGTGCTGCTTGCACGCCTTAATCCTTGCGCCGACACCGCCAAAGCCCTCGCCACAGATGTACAGGACAGCGCCTTTCTCTGTGACTTCATTGCCCATCCACGGTGTACCTGTGGCGATGCAGTGAGCAATATGAAGAGCGTGGAAACTTTTGAAACTCCCTGGCGGTCCGTAGAGTGCGCTGAAACTGCCAACGGGCAACACCTTATCTATCAGCCACTTCACCGGCTCATCTTGGATGCTGTCCCAATGTTCAATGGCGATCTGCTTGCCGATCTTGGCTTGTTCCTTTGGTGGCGTTGGTTCTGCCTCAAATTCCTTGGCAATGTCCTCGGCTGCCGGTGTTGCTACTTGCACTGAATTGATGATCGGATTCAACCTTTCGGGCATTGTTACCTGATCCACCGTTGTGATGATTGACGCTGCCTTGACCAGCGCCACCAGCTTGTCCCTGCCTGCGCCCTCCTCAATAAATTCATAGGCATCATCGCCTTGGCCTTGCAGACCGAGGTCAACTACCTTGACAGACTTAGCGATGGGCAGTATTGCCTCGGCTGCCTTGTGCGCGTACTGCCAGCCGACTGCATCGTTGTCCGGCAGGATGATCACTTGAGCACCGGCAAAGTATTCGGTGATGGCAGCAGGCCATGATCCGGCGCCAGTATGCGCGGTGCTGGCGATCATGCCAATTGACTTGATTGCGTCTGCTGCCTTCTCGCCCTCCACCAAGAAGATGTTTCTGCCTGCGGTCTTCGCGTCCAAGAGTGCCGGTAAGTTGTAGGGGACGATGCGTGCATCGCTGAGTGAGCTTTGCTTCCTGCCGTGCTCATCAATCTTGTACAGCCGGTAAGTCTTGCCTGACTCCCCTACGCGCAGCCGCTGCTTGACGAACACCGGCTGGCGGTTCTCATCGGTGTAAATCCATTCCTGCTGAAACTCCACTTTGGGTATCGGCTTGATGTTGGCGAGTGGGTCTGGCCGTTCTTCCAGTTCCGGCAGCAGGTGCATTGACCTGATGGTGTGAAAGACATCCTCTTGGCTGCACCCACCGTGACAGTGGAAGAGAGGCTTGCCCTCGTCATTGATGTCGATGCTGAGTGATGGATTCTTGTCGCCGTTGCCTTTGCCGTGACTCGGTACAGGGCAAGATGCCACCCACTGACCGTTTGCTTTCTTTGCGTTGCCGAGCTGCTTGGCTATTTGTTCTGCTTGCATATTGCCTCTACTTCTTGTATGCGTTGTCCGATCCACGCCATCACAGGCACTGCCATGCTGTTGCCCAAGGCTTTGTACCTTGGACCGTCTGGCGTTGGCTTGCCCTTTGGCTTGATGTCGGTGTAGCTGTCGGGGAAGCCTTGGAGTCTCTCGCATTCCTTTGGCGTGAGTCGGCGCACGGCCATTGCTTGTTGAATTACTACTGCTTCATTTCCTTGTGTAGGACAATGGCATTGTTGTGTAAGAGCGCCAACGCCATGATCTTCGCGAACCTTACGGCCAGGAGACATTAAGTTCATTGACCATGCCACCGACATCGGATTCTTGGCTTGCAGGGTTTGCGTCATGTCCACATCTGTTTGCGGGTTTGACATCTGACCGCTGAATGCAATGGGTTGCGCCACATTCGTACCAATGCCAGCCTTAGTTAGCGTGCTTGTTACATCTGTCTCGTTGACATACAAACCGCCATCTGGACGATCTGCTCGAGTCCCATTGGCATCGCAGAATGTGATGTTGTAGGCAATGGGTTGCAATGTCACTGGCACATTACCGCCGCCTGTGCCATAAGTTGCAGACACGGTAGTGCAAACATCTCCAAGGTCACGCACACGGCTGTCCTGTCCATGCATCTCATAGACTGGTTGTGGTATCAGGTCTTCTGTTTCAAAGTCGTAACGCTGGCCAGCGCCTCGTGTAAGGCACTTGGCAGGGTCTTCCCTCTTTTCTCTGCTCGGCGCAGGATGCCCTGACAGGCTGTGGCGCTCAAAAAGTACCGCTGCGGCAAGTCGCCAGTCTCCAAGGTATCCGACAACGAACACACGGCGGCGGCGCTGTGCCACTCCAAAGTATTGAGCGTCAAGAACGCGGTATGCGAACCCATACCCGAGTTCCCCCAACCCTCCGAGGAATGTGCCAAAGTCTTGTCCGGCGTTAGATGACAGAACGCCAGGGACGTTCTCCCAGACCAGCCAGTTGGGGCGATATCGTTTAGCAATGGCAAGATAGGTAAGCATGAGGTTGCCACGCGGGTCATCCAATCCTTTTCTGAGTCCTGCGACTGAGAATGATTGGCAGGGAGTTCCTCCGACAAGAAGATCGACATTTGATTCAATTGACCACTCCTTAAATTTCGTCATGTCGCCAAGGTTTGGCGTTTGTGGATAGTGGTGCGCCAGCACCTGAGATGGAAACTTTTCAATCTCTGAATACGCTATTGCCTCCCATCCAAGGAGATGCCATGCTACTGTTGCCGCCTCAATTCCACTGCAAAGTGAGAGATATTTCATGTTGTATTTTTTTAGAGGAAAAAAAACCGCTGGGGTTAGCCAGCGGTACTTAAAGCCGATCAGTTAGAACATTTCATCGTCAGCCACTGCCGCGGCCATCACGCTCTTCGCTGGCGCTGGTGGCGCAACTGGTGCAGGCGTAGGCTTATTGAATGGCGCTGGCTCTTCCACGCTGTCAGCATCCATACCAGCGGGACGATCAATCCAACTGATGATGTTGAACGCTGGAATGCGAGTCGTGCCTTTGCCGATCTTCTCCAACTTGCTGCCGGTGTACTCCAGCACAGGCAATTTGCCGGCATTTGCGGCCTGCTGCGCGGCGCAGTCCAAGTAGAGTTTTTCCAACGACATATTAGAACCTACACCGTTAGACGACCATTCCACCAAGCCAACTTCTTTGTTGTAAAACTTGATGATGAATCCGCGCCGACTTTCTGGTGATGGTTGCGGTCCTTTCTTACCGAGTGACGCATCAGGTTGCCAATTGCGTACACCGACTCCAAGTTCAAGCCAGCCGGTTTGCACATCATTGATGTCAAACACTACCTTCTTGAGTTGGATTTCCTCGCCAAGGTTATTTGTCCAAGCATTAGCCTGGGGAGAAAAGCGGATGTAGTTTCCAGAGCCGCCAGCAGATGAGAGGTTTAGCATTTTGAGTTTAGCTTTCTAAGTTTCGGGGTTGCATTATTGACTTAGGCTGCGATCTTTTGCAAGCGTCAGTCCACTTGATACCTTGACGCATAACTCGTCCAAGATAACTCTTTGTTCCTTTGGCAGTAGCTTTTCCGCTGCCGCAGGAGTAATTAGGGTTGTTTCAAATATGTCGGTGTCAGCCAAACCTATTGATGTCAGTTTTTCTCTGGCCTTGTCACCATCAATCCATTTGCGCGTAGGGCGCTTTGGCGCGAGTTGCCAACCGGCCAGCACCATACCGTCCTTCTCCATGGCGTTTAATGCGTGCTCTCTGACCGCGTCAATGAATTTTTCCACTTGTGGCGCTTTGTCCAGAATGGCGCTGATCTGGTCTGCTGTGAGCGCCAGCATGACCTGCTTGATGTCTTCTTTGTCCATGACGGTGATGTCAGTGTTGGCGGCCACGACATCGAATTGCTTTTGCTGTGCCGGACAAATTGTCTTTGCGTCACACCACTGACAGGCTGAGTCAGAGATATAAAGTGGCGGCTCATCGAGTTGGGTTGCGATCATTGCAGGCCGCAACACTTTGACCTCCCACTCTGCGAGTTCGGCCATAGTCATGATGTGTGTGCGAGGCTCACCGGCGTGCGGCTGCACAATCGTCATATGGATTTCTTTAATCCAATCGCGGCTCATGCCTTGTATGTAAGCCAGCGCATATATCTTGAGTTGGGTGTTGTCCTCCTCCACATATCCCTTGCCGGTCTTCAAGTCTGTGACGTAGACAATGCCTGACTTCATCGATAAGCCAACCAGATCGGCAGTGCCGCCAACCTGTATGAATTCTTGACTTTGGTACATGACTTGGCGCTCAACACTTACATGATCGGTGACATTCTCAACGTGCCAAATCTCCTGCAAGTAGTCCACCGCCATCTGACAATCATCAGCCGTTAGTGTCACGCCCTCCATCTTCTCGCCAACAAACTTCATGGGATCGGTGTCTAACTGATAGCAAGTCTCGGCCAAAGCATGAATGGCAGTGCCACGCTGTGCGGCCTCACCTGATGGCCGGTAAGGTACTTGAGCGCAGAGCTTGACCGAGCCAGGACAGGCGATCCAGCGCGATGCGGATGACGGTCTAAGCCTTAGTTGTTTGGTTGCCATGAGTCTCTTTCTAAATGGTGATCATTGATGATCAGTTGATAAGCCAGTTGACGTATCTCATGCGATGCCGCATGACCGAGGTCTTCGGGATCGAGCAAGCGTTTGAGTAATACGATCTTGTCTTGGTTTGCTTTGCGTTGCTGCTCTACTTGTGTGCCAAGCCAGATGATGTGCTGACGCAAAACTTCACGTTCTTTATCCTGCATGGCGTGATCCCCAATGCGCGATCAGCGCAGCGTCAGCGCGGCCATCATCCTTCACGCGCTTGAATTGATCTTGATCTGATGGGAAGAGTTCCATGGCGCGCGCGCGGCTGGCATCCTTTCCCTGACCGCGGCCAACGCCCTTCACCCAAATGGCTGGCGGCACGAATGTCACCGGCATCTTGAACGCGGCCAGAATGCCCTCAATCATGCCAAAGCTGCGGCCAAAGCTGAAGACGCTAGTTACGCCTTGGCCTGCCATTGCGCTCACGCGCTCGCAGTAGACATGGCAGTCTCTGCCGGAGTATAGGTACAGCATCTCTGCCAACTCGGCGGCGCTGACCTGCCGCTTGGCTTTGCCGTTGCGCTCTACCGTCATGGTGGGCATATCGAATATCTTGAAGCTCTCAGTCGAAATGATGGCGATTGCGCCAGAGAGGCCAGGATCAATGCCAATGCTGTATTTACTCATTTGACGGCCTCTTCCATGGCCTTGTTGAGTATGGTCATGCGTGCTGACACCAGCGCATTGGCGGCCTCATCCAAGCGCAGGACGGTGCTGTAGAGTGGCTCTGTGATGCCGTTCTGCCATCTGCTGACCTGAGCTTGGTTGATTTCAGCGACTCGGCAGAGATCGGACATCTTGAATCCGGCAGACTCAACCTTGTTTTTTATATCGTGAATTGCTTGCTGTGCGATTTTCATGTCTAGAATGTTAACCATATTTTGATAGAAGTGTTAAGTGTACAGACAAAAAAGGGGATCAGCGAACCGATCCCCAAAAGGCAACTGCTGGAAGCATGAACCAGCAGGGACATTGTAATTGATGGAATACTTGACTAACTTGTAGGTGATTTGACAAGTTAAGCAAGTGTGATATTATCAATTCCTCAATAACACAACTCTAAGGAAAACGAAATGAACGCAACTTACGAAGCATATGTAGCCTCTGACCTGTATCAAGCTGGCATCGCTTGTGACGGTCACCCTTTCATCGCTGAGAAATATTATGTTTTGATTGAGAACGCAGCTGGTCGCCGCTTTCGTCACGAAAAATCTTTTGCCGGTGCAGAAGTTGTAAAGTGCGAAGAAACTGGCGAAACAGGATTTGCAGATATTCGTGAGACTGCCAAGACAATCGTTGAAGATTTAGCCGCCAAAGTTAATGCAGCCTTGGCATCAGGTAAAGCCTTGACAGCATCATGCTGGTTTGAAGTCGATCCAGCTTACGGCTCTGACGCTTACATCGATCAAGGTACAGAGTCAAAGCGCTTTTTTGAAGAGAGAGCCGCAGCTTAATTAACCCAAGGGGGGCGCAAGCCCCATCTTTAAGGAGTCCCTCATGAACCACACACAACACGCCATGACTGATGCCAACCACCGCAGGCTTGGCAAACGCGCAGAGGCTGCCTATGACTACTTGCTGTGCCTTGTCATCGGCACTGGCTTGGCCGCACTGCTTGTCGCATGGTGGTCATCATGAACAACCAATCACCATTTTCAACAAAAAAATATCAAGGCATTGACCCCGCATTTCCAGTTTTTCCAGAGACAGGCGGCGGTCATGCGGCGGCATTTCAAGGCATGAGTCTGCGGGACTACATGGCGGCAAAAGCTATGCAAGGTATGTTGGCCGCAAAAGGATGGCATCCTGATTTTATGTTCCCAACAGATTTCAATTTTGATGCTGGACAGCGTGCCGCAGATGCAGTAGCTGTTGCGTCTTACCAGTATGCAGACGCAATGCTGAAAGCGAGAGAGCAATGACCGAGTTGCAAGACTACTGCCAAGAACCTCGGACCATGGATGAATTGGTGGAGGCCGGATACAAGCAGCACGCGGTCTACAACGCCGTCAAGCGCAACGAATTGAAGAACACCAATGCCGTAGACGCATGGGGGCGCAAACAGCGCGGCAAAGGCTTATTCCTGTCCACCGTGACACCGATCCCCTACAACGCAACCCTGTTAGTGCAAGCCTGGAACACACAACCACAAGGAGAAAACCATGTCTGAGAATATGCAAATTGAGATTGACCGAGCTGTCAATAAGTTCACGCCACCCATGGAAGTGGGCGGTGGATTCCTCTCACGCGAGGACATCAAAACCTTTGCACGCAAGGCTGTGACTGATGGCACGTTTATCGGTTGGGCGCACGCTGAGAACATGACCCGCGAGCGTATGCAGCGTAAGGTCACCGAGCTTGAGCATGAAGTCACCATACTGCGCGAGCGCGTCAAGGAAGTTGAGATGGAACTACTGGCAAGCCAGAAGTGAAAATAATAATACTGGTGTTGGCTGTGCTGGCACTGTTTTACTTTGATTCAGAGGAGTCACATGGAAACCGTAATCAATTTTCTTTTGATGGCACTGTTAGGCATGGCAATCACGCTGGTGGTGCTGATTTGCATTGTGAAATTTTTAATTGATGCAACTGAGGACAAGTAAATGCCTAGACCTAAGAGTGAATTGACCACCACGCAAAAACAAATTGGCGTAAGGCTTACGCAGTGGCAGTATGAGGAATGGAAGAGGCTTGGCGCGTCAAAGTGGATCAAGCAATTGCTGACAGAGAGTCGCAAAAATTTAAATGAAATCCGCAAGACTTCCCAAGGTAATTGATCTGCTGCAACGCACCGGATGCACAGCGCCAGAATTGGCAGTCAAGGTGTACTGCACAGAAAGGTCAGCGCAGCAGATGATCAACCGACTGCGGCTCGCTGGAACGGTCCACATCCAAGAGTGGCGCAGATCAGGTAATGTGCTTGTGGCGGTGTACAGGTATGGGATTGGCACTGATGCCGTTAAACCGCCACCACTGACACCTATGGAGAGACTGCGCCGATTCAGAGCGCGTGAGACATTGGACGATAAGGCTTTCCGCTTGGCGCGTGAAAGAGGTAAGAGGTTAAAGCCACGGCGTGATCCGCTGGTGGCTGCACTGTTTGGAGAGAGATGATGGATAAATATGATGAAGCAATTGAGTTTTTGAAAAGCGTAGAGCCAGGCAGTTATTTTGACGAATGCGCTGAGTTGATAGAAGAGCTTGTTGCCCAAATTGAGCAGGCAAAGCCAAACAAATTTAGCCCATCAAAGGAGTCAACTGCACGCCTCAAGCAAATGCAAGGGGCGGCAATTTATTACGCAAAGTCTCGCGGCCTGCGTTGACTATCGTTGATCGCCAGCCATTGAGCTTGCACTGTACCCAAGTGCAGCAAGCGCCGCGGCTGGTGTCATACCACCGCGAATTAACTCCACAGCTTTCGGCCAATCTGCCTCGCTAAAGAATCGGCGCGTCTCTTGGATATCACCTCGAGCACCGCCCATCTTTGAATCCCGCAGAGCTTTTGCTCTAATGGCTGAACGCACAGCTTCTGACTCGCTAAGATTTTGAGCTACGCTTGGTTGCAGGTTAGAGAATGCGCTTAATAGATCGCTTGTTGCCTCACCGCTATATGGCTCTGTAGACAACAGACCATTTTCGCTGCGCTTGCCAACGCCAGGCACATAACCTGTACTGGCAATTGCGCTTTGCCTCTCTGCGCCTGGGAATGCTTTCTCTAAATCACGGCCAGCGTTTTTCATTATCTGGCTGAGGCCACCAGAGCTTGAGCTTGGGTTGTACGGGAAAAGCAACATACCTCGGTTGGTGGCTGTGACACCGTAACCAGCAGCCGCATCATCCAAACCCTCAAGCTTCTTAAACACCGACTTGGTTGGAGGACCGTATGGAATTTTTTCGCGTAGGGCCTTGGCTTCTTTTTCAGATTTTTTACTGGCCTTACCTAAAATAGTGTTGACTCGGTTGAGCTGCTCTGAAGATGGAAGCAATCCTGCACTTGGGTCTGCAAGTCGATCAGCAACCATTCCTCTAGTGTCAAGAACCATAGAGTTTTTACCTTTAACACTAGCCATAGTGTTTGGTAAGTTATATGCGCCAGCTTCCTGAGCATCCATCAATGCACGAAATTGTTCAGCGGCATCCATTACCTTGCTTGATTCTTCGGCCATCCTACCTCCACCGCCACCAGTCGGAAAGTCCATCAATGGGCGTGCAATTGTCATTGGGTTTGTTTCTACTTGACCTAACTTATTGATATATAAACCACTTGCTTCACGCGATGGTAATTGGCGATATCCAAGTGCGCTATAAATTGCATCTCTGTTACCTGCACCAACTTGAGGGAATTCATTCAATGCAGCCTCCGGCACTAGCATATCAAAACGCCCTTGTTGGCTGTATGCTAATTTTTCTGCTGGAGACAAGTTGAGTGCTTGCGGCACATGACCAAGTGATGCGCCTGGTATGGCTTCATGCGTAGCAGATGCAGCGTGTTTGTAGAAGTAATCTCTGGCGGTGTTATTAGCATCTTGAATTGATGCCTTAATTCCTTCTAACTGATCACCAGCATAACGTCCGCGCATACCTCTACTGTATAAATCTTGTGCTTTACCGTAAACCCATGGCACTTCTTGAATTTGTGGACCGCCCCAATTAGTTCTTCCACCAACCGAGGCTTTGTTTGCTCTATCTACTTGAAGTGCTGTTTCAGCATCCATGAATGGGTGCATTGTCTCTGATACTCCAGCCTTCCAAGGGTTACCCTGCGGGTCTGTATAACCCATGCCTTGAGCGCGTCTGAAATCATTTACGCCAAACAGTCCTGCATTAGGTATGCGCGGGTCATTCTTATTGGCATATTCACCAATTTTGAATCCCATATTTGCTGGCCGTCCCTCGGCCACAGCAGTGTCCAAATTTCTCATTGGAGCGCCGCGGTATGCCATCTCAGGTATGCCAGCCACTCGACTATTCAAATGCTTTAATGCAAATCCAGATTCTGATTCTGGGCTAACACCAGCGGAATAAACGCCATGCTGCTCAAGTGTTCTATTAAGTTGATAGGGTTCTGAACTTTCAGCAATGCCTTGTTTGGCTCGGTCATACCAT